AATAGATGATAAAATACCAATCGTCAAAATCCTCAGTTTCAAAAAAGGAGCGTAAACTCCCTTCTAGTTCTAAATTTCAGATCACATATGAGAAGAAAGTTGTAAAACCTATCGGAGCAGGCCTTACACAACCTGCTAACTTTCATCTCGTAAATAGTGAAGTGAAGAAATTAAGAAAAAGAAAGGGTTCGAACAAGCGGTTCCGGCCTAGCCAGCCAGAACGACATGCTCTCCCTATTGAGACTAAAAATCCCACGACTAATCATTTATCGATCTCTCTACAAACCTGCAAAGATGTGCTGGTTTATCTCGATGTGATAAAGAAGTCCCTCGTTGAGCCTTTGGGTAAAGACTCTGGTGAATATCTGGTTATGGAGAAAGGTAGTTACAAAGAACTTGACATTGTTACGTCAAGGAATTTTGAGTTACTTATACCTTTCAAACCGAAGATATTTAAGGGAAAATTGCTAGGACAAAGTATAGAAAAAGAGTATGATACTTTCGTATCATTAAACGGTAAAACTGTTCTCTTTTACTTACTTTCTCTAGCAGAAATGTTGGCAGATCAACTTGGTGATGTATTTTTAACCTTGGATGGCCGGACGATACTTAATGCATTTTACGAATATTCTTTCTCAACTGAGAATATTGTAAAAATTATTAAGTACCAGACCTGTTATCCTATGGCTAAATACTTAAAGAATGATCTGCCGATGGAACCTTATTCTGGCTGTCCTGCTTTTCCTTTTAGAGGATTATTAAAGGAGGTGATACGTCGTCGACTTAAAACAAAGTCGAAGAGAAATCTTTCCCTTTTCCAATCTTTTCTTCAAGGAGTTAAGCGTGCCACAAGTTTGGTTCCCAATAGTTTTATAGTGAGTTCTCTACTCGATCATGCTCATAAGCTCTCAAAGCCTGTTAGCGCTATTGAAGATGAGATCTTCGATAATTTTTCAGTTAAACTGTCCAAATTATTTAGAAGGATCTTATTTCCTCAGAAGCTTTTACACAGCCGTTGGGAACCGAGCAAGCGAGCCTCGTTTGAACTAGGGGCGGTTGGCGGAGGCCAACATGAATTAATTGACTCCCAACTTCTTGAGGATCAGTTAATATCATTGTCCCAGTCAAATCTACATTCCATGAATCAACATGTTCATGGTGACTATAGAACTATTGTGTCCCGTGTTATCGAGGAAAATTATTTCCTCGAATTAGTGAAGATGTGTTCCTCCTATCTTTTGAATATGGGCCGACTATGTCGGAAACCATTTTTCGAAGATATTCATTGTTCTCCTTTTAATATACCTAAAGGATTTCCTTTATGTGCGAGAGTTGTACCTGTAATTGAACCTTTAAAGGTCCGCATTATTACTGCTGGTGAATCGATACCATATTTTGTATCGAAACCCCTCCAGAAACAGATGCATACTTATTTAAAGAAATTACCGGCCTTCCGCCTGATAGGAGAAGAACTTTCTGAACACCATCTTCAGGAGATGATGCACCAACATGATTACTTGAACTCAAAATTCTGGAATAACAATCAGAATTGCTTAATGCCTGATGAGTTCTTTGTTTCTGGTGATTTCTCAGCAGCAACAGATGGCTTGAAGATCGATTACACTCTTCTTACCTTTGATTCAGTGATTCAATCACTTCTTCCAAAGGCAACCGACCGTGTACTTCAGTATCTGTTTGCTATGCGTAGTGTTCTTGAACCTCATGACCTTTACTATAATTGTAGCCTTTTTAGAAACTCAACTTTACATCAACAACAGATGAAAGAGCTGAGTTACAAAATCGTTCAATTAGACGAAAAGAAGTCATATTATGTTGTTCGACAGAACACCGGTCAATTAATGGGATCTCCCTTATCCTTTCCTCTATTATGTGCCATTAACTTTATTTGTTATTGGCTTTCTATTGAGGAATATACTGGTGCCACTATTAAGTTAGAAGAATGTCCTGTCCGTGTAAACGGAGACGACATTATCTTCCGATCTAATATGGATCACTATGCTATTTGGAAGAGATACATATCGGAGGTAGGTTTTACCCTTTCACTTGGGAAGAACTACATCCACTCGACAATTTTAACAATTAATTCTCAATGTTATCTTTATCACCGTACATCGCGTGATATGGATCATACATTTGAATTAATTGATTATTTTAATCCGGGATTATTGATCGCGCAGTCTAAGGGTCGTGTAGCTAATAAATATAAAAAGCTCTCCCTTAGAGAAATCTACCATAAAGTTTTGTGTGGATCTCGTAACAAATTGAGATCCCATCTTCGTTTTGTACACCATAATCGTCATCAAATTGAATTGATGACCAATATGGGTAAGTACAATCTTTTTATTCCTGTCCAGTATGGAGGATTAGGATTTCCAATATTTCCGGAAATCCTGAGTTCGATAAAGATTACTTCTTTTCAACGTCGATTTGCTACATTCTTGAATTTCAAAGTTCAAGAAAAGTTGGCTGAAGGCACGTATCCAAAGAAATATTTCTTTGCACTCCTTTCCCCCACTGAACCGAAGGCTCGATTCCTTATTTACCATGGAAAGTATGATTTTAAGTTGGTCCCCAAGATTTCTCCTTTAGAGAAGAATTGGGAATACTTTACTGAAGATCCCTCATTCCGGTTAGACCCTTTCTATGAAAGACTCTGGCCGACTTATGAGGATGAATATGCAGAACCTGATTACCGGTTACCCTCAAAAACTATTTTGAGGCAATTTAACCGATGTTATCATTCTGAGTGCTTTTCCAATATGAATCGTATGTCGGATTATGATTTATTTAATCCTATTAATACGGTTTTGGTTTACAAGAGATCTGTCCTTCTTGAATAAAATCTTTATTCGGGCCTGTCCCCTTTATTTCCCAAATCTATGACTTAAGAGCTAACTTTGAGTTAATCCAAAGAATGCCAACAGACTACAAAGGGAAACACATACAATCTTTTGTGTGGGGGCGGGGTATAGTCGTCCTTAGTTCCGGGAGGATCCCGTGGTCGGAACAAACAATACTATCATTATCACATTTAACTTTAAATGCCCAACGAAATTTCCACTTATCGCCGCCGAGCGGCTACAGCAATCCCCGCAGCTTCTGTGGTTTCTGCTGCTATGTCTCTTTATAACCGGAATCCTGCTGCTTTTAATCAAGCAGCTGCTCAAGCCGGTCAATTGATACGTAGTGGTGCTAAAGCGATATCTCGACGCATGAATCGATCTAACAATTCCCCTATGGAAATTGTCGAAAGATCGGTTCCTGCAGCAGTTGGACACCGTTTAATCAAAGGTGAGCCTAACATGCGCCAAGCTTCAGGAAAAGGAATGCCTAAGACTGTAACTATCTCTAATCGAGAAGTTATCTCTTTAAGCATTGCTGGTTCCTCAAGTTGGACATCTCAGCTCGAATTCGATTTAAACCCTGGTCTTTCTTCTTCTTTTCCTTGGCTATCAAATGTTGCGGAACAATATCAAGAATATAAGTTTACGAAACTCGTTTTTCATTATATTCCTATTGTCCCCACTTCTACTCAAGGTGATATTATTATAACACCTTTTTATGATGCCGCACAGGCATATCCTCAAACTGAGATACAGGCTTCTGATACGATGAATACTGTTATTGGCTCCGTATGGATGGAGCACAAGTGTGTTTTATCAAACTCACTAATGCATCCATCAGGAGTCAAGAAATATATTCGTACATTCCGAATGTCTGGTGATTCAAAGTCTTACGACGTAGGTCGTATTCAGATTTCTACAGTAAATGAAACAGGGACTTCCAATATTGGAAAGCTCTATGTTGAGTATACTGTTCAACTCTTTGGACCTCGACTCGCTCCTCTTATCACTTCTCCTACTTCCTCATCTTGTTGGACACTCTATTCGTCCTTCTCCTTTACTGGAGCTGCGACAACATTTTGTGCAGGGCAGTTTAATCCTGTTACTTCTGGCGCTGATGCCCTTGGCATCACTTGCGCTAGTAATGGGACTTTCTCCCTTCCTGATGGGAATTATAGAGTTGATTTTAACTGTACCATCGCTGATACAAATTCAGAATCAAATACTATTACTCCCTTCATCTATGATGTTATCCAAACTCGATATTGGTACGGTCCTCCTGTGAGCCGCCCATCTGGAACTTACCAGATAGGTGGTTTTGCCACTGGACAGATTTGGTCTATTTTCAATAACTCAGCTGCTACTGCTTCTACGACACCTTCTTGTATATTAGGTATCATATTTAACGGTACATCTGGGAGTTTTGTTCAAAATACCAACTCTCTGGCGGTGTTCGGCACTTATGTGATCTTTACCCTTCTATAATTAACTATAAAAAGTTAAGATGTACATCTTGGCCTGTGTACACTCTTTTTGCTTCGGATAAGCAATAGAGACTTCTAATTTCCTTACTTTCTTTCAGGTAAAAAGAATCCGAGACAAACCCGGGTATATACTCGCTGTCACACGTAGGATGATAGACATCAAACCTATCACAAGAACAATAAGTTTATCGTACTGCGTACTCAAACTCATCTGAACCGATATATGATGATAAG